GATCAAAGCCCGGCGGGAAGGTGCAGGGGTAACAGTCAGCGTGGGGACTGGAGGGAAACGCCACGACTTCGACCTGACAGGGTCGACATCTCCGCCCATTCGAAGCCTCGGCAATCGCCGAGGCTTCTTCGTTTTCGGCTCCTCCACACCCATCGCCCCGAGCTGGGAGTGCTGTTGGGGCCGAACCTATTACGCTCCCCAAAAGGGAGGAACCGAGATGCCAAACATGCCCGAGAAGGATCCTGGCCTGTGGGCCGCTGTGCTTGCCTGGGTGCTGGCTCACCAGCCTCAGCTGTATGCCGCCGGCCTGTCGGTCGCGATCGCTGCCCTTCGGGTGGTGTATGGCGGCGGCACTCGCCGGCAGATGTGCCTGGAAGGTGCGCTCTGCGGCCTCATCACCTTGGCTCTGGTGCCGCTTCTTGAATGGATGGGCCTGCCGCAGGGCATGGCCACGTTCGCCGGCGGCATGGTCGGCTTCATGGGAGTAGAGAAGCTGCGAGGCTACTCCGACCTGTTCTTGTCCCGTAAAGCGCAGGGCTAATGGATGTCCTTACCTGCCCCTGATAAGAAGCCAAGCCCATACGGCTACCGCTGGCAACAAGCTCGCGAGGGCTGGCTTCGCAAGAATCCGTTGTGCATCCGATGTGAGAGAGCAGGGCTCAAGAAGCCAGCAACCGTTGTCGACCACATCCAGCCACACCGCGGGGACATGGTCCTGTTCTGGGACCGATCTAACTGGCAGTCGCTGTGCACCAACTGCCACAGCTCCTACAAGCAGCGCTTGGAGAAGTCGGGGCGCGAGGCTGGCTGCGACGTGAGCGGGAGGCCGCTTGACCCCCGCCACCACTGGAATCGGCCCTCCTGAAAGCCTCAGGGCGCGCCGGGGCCCCATCCAAAGGGTAGGGGGGGTGAAAATGTTTTTTCGGAAATGCTTCCTGACCGATCGCCCCCCTCCGTGCGCAAAACCGCGAAATGAAATGATTTTTTTTGAGAGCAGAAAATGGCCGGGAGACGACCCACACCGACGGAGCTGAAGCTTGTCAGAGGGAATCCCGGTAAGCGCCCGATAAACAAGAACGAGCCTCAGCCAGCCAAGCGCATTCCCAGCGCCCCGGATCACCTTAGTACCGATGGCCAGGTGGCGTGGGGACGGCTCACCGTGCTGCTTGACCGCATGGGTGTGCTTACCGAGGCCGATGGCTTTGCGCTTGAACGCCTCTGCGACTGCTATTCCGAAATACTTGCCCTTCGTGACGTGATAGGCGAACAGGGGCGCACATACGAAACCACCAGCACCCAGGGCGAACTGGTGCTCAAGGCGAACCCGGCGGTGGCCATGCTTGCCGATGTAGACCGCCGCTTCAAAAGCTACCTGGTCGAGTTCGGCCTGACCCCAGCCGCGCGATCCAAGGTGCAAGTGAAAGACGATGAGCCAAAAGAAGACCAGTTCGCGGAGTTCTTCGGTTGACGACCCGGTGACCCAGTACGCAAAGGAAGTGCATTCCGGGGAGCGCGTCGCGGGGCCAGACATTCGAAACGCGTGCGCGCGTCACCTGCGAGATCTGGAGGATGGGCCAAAGCGTGGGCTGACTTGGGATTTGGCTGCGGCCAACAAAGCCATTCGCTTCTATCGCACCGTATTAAAGTTGAACGGTGGGGAGTTTGAAGGTCTGCCGTTCGAGCTGTTGCCATGGCAGAAATTCATTGTGGGCAGTATCTTCGGGTGGAAGTCCAGTGACGGTTATCGCCGCTTCCGGGTCGTCTACGTCGAGAGCGGTAAGGGTTCAGGCAAGTCGCCCTTGGCCGCCGGGGTGGGGCTGACCGGACTGATCGCGGACAACGAGGCGCGCGCCGAGATCTACGCTGCCGCGACCAAAAAAGATCAGGCCATGATCCTGTTCCGGGACGCTGTGGCGATGGTGCAGCAATCGCCGGAGTTGACCAAGCGCCTGGTCTGCAGCGGTACCGGCCAGAACATCTGGAACTTGGCATACCTGAAGTCAGGATCGTTTTTCAGACCGATCAGCTCGGACGATGGTCAGTCTGGCCCGCGGCCACATATGGCGCTGATCGACGAAGTGCACGAGCATAAGACCAACATGGTCGTGGAGATGATGCGCGCCGGCACCAAGAGCCGTAAGCAGGCGCTCATTTTCATGATCACCAACAGCGGCTCGAATAAGCGCGGCCCTTGCTGGGAATACCACGAGTACGGCTCCCGGGTTGCATCTGGGGCACTCACTGATGACGGATTCTTCGCCTATATCTGCTCGCTGGACGAGGGCGACGATCCGATTAAGGACGAAAGCTGCTGGTTTAAGTCTAACCCTTCGCTACAGGATGCTGATCTTCCGGGCATGAAGTACTTGCGCGAACAGGTAACCGAAGCTCGGGGGATGCCGAGCAAGGAAGCCATGGTGCGGCGCCTCAACTTCTGCGAGTGGACTGGCGCTGAGTCGCCATGGATCTCCTGGGATGTCTGGAGCCAGGCTGAAGAACGCGTACCAATGTCGCTGTTGCGTAATCGTCCCAGCGTTGGCGGACTGGACCTGTCCAGTACGACGGACCTGACATCATTCGTCCTCCTGTTCTACCCGACCTACGAGGATCCGCACTGGCGGCTCCTGCCGTATTTCTGGATTCCCGACCACGAGCTGGATAAGCGCGAAGCCCGCGACAAGGTGCCTTACGCAGCGTGGATTAAATCGCGAGATCTCGAAACGACGCCGGGGCGAGCTATCAGCAAGCTACATGTGTTGCGTCGACTTCAGACCATCTGTGACTTCTTCCAGGTGGACAAGATCGCGTTTGACCGCTGGCGGATCGAAGACATGCGGCAGCTGATGACTGAATACGACATAACGCTGCCCGAGCTGGTGGAGTTTGGGCAGGGGTTCAAGGATATGGGGCCTGCGGTAGATGAGTTTGAACGAAGACTGCTCGGCATATCCGAATTGCCGCCGGGTGAAGATGATGATGCTGCTGGAGAGTTCTTCGATGACGCGCTGCCGACCGAGGCGATGGAGTCTCTGCGTCACGATGGCAATCCAGTAATGACCTGGTGCGCCGGTAACGCTGTGATTGTTTCCGATCCGGCAAACAACCGAAAGGCCGACAAGGCAAAAGCAACGGGCCGAATTGACGGAATCATTGCCGCGATCATGGCTACCGGTATTAGCGGGGCAGTCTCTTCCGGCAGCAGCGGCAGTTCCATTTACGACGAAGGAGTTGGGGTTTGAACACCATTGCAATTGCTGCGTGGGTTGCTGGCCTGGCTGGCTTCTGTCTGCTGGTAACCGGCATTGCCCTGATCCATGTGCCAGCCGCACTTATTGCTGCCGGTCTTGGTCTGATCGGCTGGGCTTGGCTCGCCGACAAGGCAGCTGCTCGAGCACCTATCAAACACAGCCAAGAAGGAGGCTGATTATGTTCTTCAGCAGTCTTCTCGGTGGTAATGAGGGATTGGTTTCGGATGGCAGCAGCAGCTTTTGGCGGCGGGGGGTTGGGTCCAGTCGTTCAGCAGCTGGTGTAACGGTGACCCCAGATACGGCCCTTGCCATTACCGTATTGCAGACCTGCGTCACCCTGCTCGCAGAAAGCGTAGGTCAGCTGCCACTAGAGATGTACCGCCGGCTGGGCGATGGCAAGCGCGAGGCTGCGATTTATCATCCCCTCTACGATGTACTGCGCTACCAGCCGAATCCTTGGCAAACCCCATATGAGTATCGCGAATCTGGTCAGCTCGCCTTGGGGTTGCGGGGAAATTGCTACAGCTTCATCGAACGCAATGACGACGGTTCTGTTAAGGCGCTTTACCCCCTGCGCAATGAGAAGGTGACAGTCCTCAAGGGCGGCGATCTACGGCCTGTTTACCGCGTGGGCGGGCACGACCCGCTGCCCATGCGCCTGATTCATCATGTGCGCTGGCACACGAAAAATCATTATACAGGCCTCTCTCCAGTTGAATTGCATGCAGATGCCGTTGGCCTGGCGCAGGCGGTGCGGCAGTACGCGGGCAAGTCATTTGCCAACGGCACTGCCGTGAGCGGTGTCATCGAGCGCCCGAAGGAAGCACCACCGATCAAGGAACAGAGCAGTATTGATCGCATCCTTGATCAGTGGGGTAACAAATTCTCGGGCATCGACAACGCGAAAAAGGTCGCGATGTTGCAGGAAGGCATGACCTTCAAGGCTGTCTCGATGAACAACGTCGACGCCGAACTGCTGGGAATCCTCAAGGCCACGGGGCTCGACATTGCCCGGATCTACAAGATTCCGCCGCATATGATTAACGAGCTGGAGAAGGCCAGCTACAACAGCCTTGAGCAGTTGCTGATCCAGTACGTGATCTTTGCCCTGATGCCGTGGGTGAAACGCCACGAGCAGGCGATGATGCGCGACTTCCTCCTGCCGTCGGAGCGGAGGGATTACTTCATTGAGTTCAATCTGTCTGGGCTACTGCGGGGCGACCAGAAAAGTCGCTATGACGCCTATGCGATTGGCCGGCAGTGGGGGTGGCTGTCGATCAACGATATCCGACGCCTGGAAAACATGCCGCCCGTTGCCAACGGCGATAGTTATTTGCAGCCGCTCAACATGACCGACGTGGCCAACGGTCTGCCCGACATGACTAACCCTAACGTCCGCGCCCAGCTGGAACAGCAGCGCGACGACATCCTGAGGATGCTTGCCGCATGAAACGACATCTGCGCGCTGCCAGCTTGCTGTTCAATCAGCCGCTACTGACTACACCTGACATGCTGGACCTGGCAGTGCGCTGGGCGAACCAGACCATGAGCCTGAACATCGTAAATCTGAACATGGGCGGCGCCGCAGCTAACCCATCAATGTTCTATGACGATGAAGACTATCAGGCCGAGCAGGATCGCCGCGAAGAACAGCGCCGCGCCGCCATTGCTCAGACGGGTGTCGAGGTGATTCCCGTCCATGGTGTTCTGGTGAGTCGCGGCAGCCACTTGAACGCCTGCGAGACCATGACCAGCTACGAAGGGTTGCGAGCAGCCCTGAGTAAGGCCATCACTGACCCCATGGTCGAACACATCGTGCTCGACATTGACAGCCCTGGCGGAAGCGCGGTCGGCGCCTTCGAACTGGCGGCCGACATTCGCGCGGCAACCAAGATCAAGCCAATCACCGGCCTGGTCAATTTCATGGCGTATTCCGGTGGCTACCTGATTGCATCTGCATGCACCGAGGTCGTGGTCAGCCTGACCTCCGGCGTAGGGTCCATCGGTGTAGTGGCCAGCCACATGGACCGCTCAAAGATGATTGAAGGCTTAGGGGTAAAGGTCACGACGGTCTTTGCCGGCGCGCACAAGAATGACCTGAGCCCGAACGAGCCCATTACCGAGCAATCTCTGCAGGTGCTCAACGAAGTCGTGCAGGAGAGCTATCAGCTGTTCACGACCCACGTGGCCGATTACCGCGGCCGCGACGTTACCGAGATTATCGCCACTGAGGCCGCTTGCTATCGCGGCTCGGCAGCCATCGCCATTGGCCTGGCTGACCGGCTCGAATCGCCGCAACTTGCGGTTGACAACCTCTCGCGTGCGATTGCCCTCAGCCGAGCACAGCGTCAAAACCCGCAGACACAGCAGCGCATCAGCGTGCGGGCCTCGGCCATCGCCATTCAGTCTCAACTCTGACCGCGTTCGCGGCAGTGACCACAACCGCCTGATGGCGGTTTTTTTATGCCCAGGAGGCAGCATGTCCCTCGTAACTCAATTGCGTAGCGAACGCGCCACTATTAACAGCTCGATCCAGGCTCTTGCACAGATCGAAGCGGCTGGCACCGCACTCAGTGCCGAGCAACTGGCCCAGTTCGAACAACTCAGCACTCAATTCAATGCGCTGACCGACAAGCTCGCGCGTGCCGAGGCCGCTGAGCGTATGGCGACGACCAGTGCCGTGCCGGTCAATGAAAGCGCTCAGGGCATCAATGGCCCGCCCAGCAACATCAGCGGCCCTTTCACCGCCAAGCCGGTGCCGGGGGCCAACATGGCGCAGATGGTGCGCGTGCTGGCTGCTTCCCGAGGCGATCAACAGGCTGCCGCGAAGCTCGCCGCCGACTCGGGCTACAACCCTGAAATCGCCATGGCGCTCAGCACCGTGACGCCAGGTGCTGGCGGGGTACTCGTGCCGCAGAGTTTCTCCAGCGAAGTCATCGAGCTGCTCCGGCCAAAGTCAGTGGTTCGTAAGCTCGGGGCGGTTTCGCTGCCACTGGAAAATGGCAACCTCACTGTCCCGCGCATCAAGGGTGGTGCGGTGGTGGGGTACATCGGTACTGAGGAGGACATGCCCGCCACGGATATGCAGTTCGACGACCTGAAGTTGTCGTCGAAGAAACTGGCGGCCCTGGTTCCGATTAGCAACGACCTGCTGGGGTATTCGGGTACCAACCCGAACGTAGATCGCCTCGTGGTGAATGATCTCACCGCCTCGGTGGCCCTGGCAGAGGATCTTTCCTTCCTGCGCGGAGCCGGTACCGGAAACCTGCCCAAGGGCCTGCGTTTCTGGGCTCCGTCCTTCAACGTCTTTGCCGCTCCTGCAGAGATGACCCTGCAGGCGGTAGAGAATGCGCTTTCTGCATTGATCCTGCGTCTGGAGAACGCCAACTCCAACATGACCTCTCCGGGGTTTGTCATGGCTCCCCGTACCAAGCGCTGGCTGGCCGCGCTGCGTGATGGCAATGGCAACAAGGCTTACCCGGAACTGGACATGAACCTGCTGAAGGGCTTCCCGGTCGGCACGACCACGCAGATCCCGATCAACTTGGGTGCTGGCGGCGATGCGTCGGAGATTCACTTCGCGGACTTTGCCGACTGCTTCATCGGCGAAGACGATGCCATGGTCATCGATTTCAGCAAGGAGGCAACCTACAAAGACGGCAGCGGCAATGTCATCAGCGCATTCCAGCGTGATCAGACCCTGGTCCGGGTGATCGCGAAGCATGACTTCGGCCCGCGCCACGTCGAATCGGTAGCTGTCATGACCGATGTCAAATGGGGTAGCACCCTGTAACGCAGTACGCCCGGTACGCCGGGCCTTCCTTTTCAATTTCCGGGAGCACCTCATGACCAAGGTCATTGTTACTTTTGATAAAAATTGGCGCGGCTATGCCGCTGGCGAAACCGCCGGCTTTGACAAAGCAGTAGCCGAAGGCTTGATCGAGGCGGGCTATGCCAGCGAGGCTGGACAGCAGGCGAAGAAAGGCAAATCCGGAGCCGGCAGCGGCGGCGCAGCTGGCAAAGACAGCGGTGGTGATGCCTCCAATGCTGCGAGCAAGTCCGATGATTCGGCTGGCGCAGACGGCAAGCCCTGATCATGGCTCGCCGCATCGCTTACACAGGGGAGCCCGTGTTGACGTTGGAGCAAGTCGCCTTTCAATGCCGCGCTGAACCAGAAGATCTGCAGCCGGAGCTGATCAATCAGATCATCATTCCAGGCGTTACGGCACAAGGCGAGTCGAGGACGGGCGCGGCAATACGGGAGGCTCTCTACGAAGAGGATTGGCCGGCGCACTATGCCTCTGGCCACCCTCTGGATGTTGGCCAGGCGGTCGCGGTCGAATCGGTCATGCTGCTCAGCGCAGCCAGCTCACCGGTGGAGTTCACCGGTGCGGTTGAGCTCGTTCAAGGTGGTAAGGAAAGCTATCTGGTATTTCCCAGCGGCCGGCCAGAAGGACGCCTGCGCATCCGCTACCGCGCAGCCGTTGATCTCGAGGCGCACCCTGGGGTTTTGAGCTGGCTGCTGATGGCTGCTGAAACGGCATTCGCCCAACGCGGGCTATTGATTGTTGGCCAAACGTTGACCGAGGTTCCTTCCGGATTTGTCGACCACTTATTGGCGGATATCACTGTTCCGCCGAGGTTCTGAACATGGCTAGCTCAATAGGCGCACGCGAGCCGGAGTCCGGCGAGCTGGATCGGCGCATCACTATTCGGCTGCGCGAAGATCTGCCTGTTGAGGATGCAGACCTGGACGCGGTATTCACCCAGCCTCGCCACCGCTGGGCCAAGATCCGCGCCGTGGGCACGGCGGTCTACACCGATAGCGTCCAAACGGACGACAAGATCACGCATCGGGTGTGGGTTCGACTGCTGGGCGGCGTCACGACCTCGCACGAAGTGGTAGCGGGGGGCGTGATCTACCGCGTCAAGCGCTGCGCCCCCTGGAGTGCAGGTAAGCGCTTCACCCTGATCGAGGTTGAAGAGCTTGGTCAGCAGCAAGAGGAAGGGGGGCTCTATGGCTAACTCGGCTTCTGTTGACGGCTACTTGCACATCGAGGGCTTCGACCGATTTGGGCGCGAGATCTTTGACAAGAAGCAGATCAGGAAAGGGATGCGTAAGGCTGGTCGATTGGTCAGCCGTCGTGCCCAGCTGAACCTGGCCTTGGCTCGCGGGCAAGATAACTACCCGGTCAGCCGAACAGGCAGGACCGTCGAGTCGATCACGTTTAAGGTCTCTCGGGCGGGTTTCCTGGTGAAGATTGCGCCGAGCAAGACCTCGTCCATGAAGGAGTACTACCCGACCTACCTGCATTACGGCGTGAGGCAGGGGGCACGCGTTCGCGGGCTCGCATCCGGAAAGCGCCGTGGCAAGGGCGAACGTGCCGCTGCTCTCGCAGAGCGGGCCGGAAGCGGATGGCGCATCGCGCCGCGGGCCAACTACATGGAAGACGCCCTGCAGGACGAAAAAGACCAAGTCCAGTCGATCCTCAAAGCAGCCTTCGCCGCCGCGTTGCGCTGACCAGCAGCCCCTCCGGGCCGGTAACCCATCATGAAAATTTCACCCGTCATCGCGCACCTACGCGAATACTGCCCGAGCCTGGCCGACAGGATCTCGGGCGGGATCGACCTCGATGCCGTCAGCTCGTCCACGCTGCTAAAGAACCCCTCGGCCTATGTGATCGCAGCCGATGACAAAGCCGGGGAGAACAAAGCGCAGAACGCTGTTACCCAAGACATCGAGGATCGCTTTGAAGTGGTGTTCGCCATGGACACCAAGGACGAGCGCGGGCAGCAGGCCGCCGACCTGCTGCACGACTTTCGCAAGGAGCTGTGGCGGGCCTTGGTCGGCTGGCGCCCTGGGGATGAGTACGAACCAATCGTTTACGACGGCGGCGGGTTGGTGCTGATCAATCGTGCCCGAGTGGTCTACCGCTTTAGCTTCTCGGCTGGCTTCCAGCTTGGGCGCAATCGCGGCACTGAGCCACCCGAGACCTGGCATGAGTACGAGCTCGATGGTCTCCCGCCGCTACAGGGCGTCGACTTCAGCTGGGACAGCATTGACCCGAAAGACCCCAACCATACCTCGCCTGGGCCAGACGGTCGGGTCGAAGTGCGCTTTTCCACTGAACTACCACAAGGGTAAACCCCATGACACAAATCACCGTGTATCCGGTTGAAGGCCGCGTTGCGCCAGATCCGGCCATGGGCGATACGGTGCCGGCCGAAGGGCGCCCCGTAACGCTCGATATCTACTGGCAACGCCGTCTGAGCGATGGTGACGTGACCAAAGAGAAACCTGCCAAGGCGAAGGCCAAGGTCGATGCCGCTGGGAGCGCTGAATAATGCCCGTTAATTTCAATAGCATTCCCAGCGACCTCAAGGTGCCGCTGTTCTACGCCGAGGTCGACAACAGTCAGGCCAACAGCGCGACGAGTGCCATGCCGCGCCTGATCGTCGGTCAGGTCAACGATGATTCCGTGGCCCCGGAAATCGGCAAGCTGACGCTGGTCCCCAGTCTGAACCTGGCCAAAAGCATTGGCGGCGTCGGCTCGATGCTGGCCGAGATGTACGAGACCTGGCGCGGCATTGATGCCTCCGGCGAGGTTTGGTGCCTGCCGGTCAAGGCCACAGGTACCAAGGCCACCGGCAAGGTGGCCTTTGTTGGTACCGCCACGGCCGGCGGCCAGATCAACCTGTACGTGGCCGGCCAGCGCGTGCGGGCCACCATCAGCAGTGGTGCCACGGCGGCCGCCGCCGCGACGGCGTTGGCAGCGGCGGTCAATGCGGCCGGGTTGTCGGTGTCGGCCGTGGCGGAGACCGGTGAAGTCACCCTGTCCTGCCGCTGGTCTGGCCTGAGCGGCAACGACATTCAGCTGCAGCTTAACCGCCAAGGCCGGGTCAACGGTGAATTCACCCCGAACGGCTTGACCGTTACCGTAACGGCCATGACCGGCGGTGTGGGTACACCTGATTTGGCCGCCGCCTTCGCCGTGCTGGGCGATGAGCCGTTTGAGTTCCTGTGTGGTCCGTGGGCCGATGCCACCTCGCTGGATGCCTGGAAGGCCCTGATGAACGACAGCACCGGGCGCTGGAGCTGGTCGCGGCAGCTGTATGGACATGTGTACACGGCTTCGCGCGGCACGCTGGGCGAGCTGGTGGCCTTGGGCGATACGCGCAATGACGCACATGTCGACGTGTACGGCTTTGAGAAGCCTAGCCCGGACCCGGTGTGGCGGCAGGCGGCGGCTTACGCTGCTCGGACGGCGGTTTTTATCTCGGCCGACCCGGCGAGGCCGACGCAAACCGGCGAGCTGAACAACATCACCCCGGCGCCGGCAGGGGAGCGCTTCATGCTTTTGGAGCGCCAGATGCTCCTGAGCCATGGCATTGCCACGGCTTACTGTTCCAGCGGTACCCAGCGCATCGAGCGGGCGGTGACCACCTACCAGAAGAACGACTACGGGCAGGCGGACAACTCGTATCTGGACAGCGAAACGCTGCACCAATCGGCCTACATCATCCGTTTCCTTAAGGGGCGGATCACCAGCAAGTACGGCCGCCACAAGCTGGCCAACGACGGTACCCGCTTCGGCGCTGGCCAGGCCATCGTCACTCCGGCGGTAATTCGCGCCGAGCTGATCGCGGGTTACTACATCCTTGAGCAGATGGGCATCGTGGAAAACGCCGATGCCTTTGCGCAGTACCTGGTGGTGGAGCGTTCGCTGACCGATCCGACCCGCGTCAACGTGCTGTACCCACCGGACCTAGTGAATCAGCTGCGGGTGTTCGCGCTGCAGTACCAGTTCCGCCTGCAGTACCAGGTGTAAGTAAAACCATCCACCGAAGCCCGCCACTGTGCGGGCTTTTTTATAGGAGCTGCCCATGGGCAAGAAAGTCGCGGGAACCTGCTACGTCAAAGCAGATGGTTCCCAGTTCACCGTAACGGGTGGGGTTGAGGCCCCGCTCAGTGACAGAAAGCGCGAGTCGGTAGCACCTGGCTACTACAAGGAAGAAGACCTGGTGCCTTACACCACGGCCACGGTGGTCGATGACCCAGACCTGCCGATTGCGCAATTGGTGGCCGCCACCGACGCCACCGTCACCACCGAGTTTGCCAATGGCCGCGTCTACGTGCTGTCCGGCGCCTACGTCGTGGAAGAACCGGCGGCCAAGGGCGAAGACGGCACCATCGACATCCGCTGGGAAGGCAGCAAGGGAGTATGGCAATGAAAGAAAAGGTTGAACTGTCCGCGCCGATCCAAGCACACGGCGAAGAAGTACACGAACTGGAGCTGCGTCGGCCGACCGTTGCCGAAGTGCGCAAACTCAAGTCACTGCCCTACAAGATTGATGCAGAGGATGCTGTCTCTCTGGATATGGACGTGGCGGCCAAGTACATCGCCTTGTGCGGTCATATCCCTCCAACGTCGGTGGACCAGCTGGATCTCGCGGACCTGAACCAGGCCGCGTGGGTTGTGGCGCGTTTTTTCTTGATGCCGGCGTCAGCGACGTTGAAGGCCTGATTGCGGTCGCTTATGACCTCGCCTGGATCTGGAAGTCAGACCCCGAGCAGGTCATAGGCCGAACGCTGGACGTGATCATGGAAGCCGTCAGGCACAGCCAGCGCATCGCGGATACGTTAGGGGGGGAGGATGGCTGACAAATTCCAGCTCAAGGCGCTGATTACCGGTGTTGACAAGCTGTCACCGACTCTGGCGGGAGTGCGAAAGAACATTTCCGCGTTCCGCAAGAACCTGGAAAGCACCGGCCTCGGTAAGATTGGCTGGAGCGATATCGTCACCGGCGGGGCCATGGCGGCCCCATTCATTGCCGGGGCGCGGGCGGCCATCGACTTTGAGTCGCAGATGGCCGACGTGCGCAAGGTGGTGAACTTCGATACGCCCGGCCAGTTCAAGGAAATGGGCGACGACATTGGCCGGATGTCAGAACGATTGCCCATGGCCGCGACGGACATTGCCAAGATCGTCGCGGCCGGTGGGCAATCGGGCATCGCCCGGGACGAGCTGCTGGGATTTGCCGAGGCCGCGGTAAAGATGGGCATTGCCTTTGACCAGACCGCCGACGAATCCGGCGACATGATGGCCAAGTGGCGTACCGCGTTTCGCATGAACCAGGCTGAGGTGGTCGGCCTGGCCGACCGTATCAACTTCCTTGGTAACACCGGCCCGGCCAACACCAAGCAAATTTCCGCCATCGTCACTGAGGTGGGCGCGCTGGGTGAGGTAGCGGGCATGTCGTCGGCGCAGGTCGCGGCCATTGGCGCGACCATGGCTGGGGTGGGCGTTAAGCAGGACGTGGCCGCCACCGGCATCAAGAACTTCATGCTGGCCATGACCAAGGGCACGGCCGCCACCAAGGCGCAGGCGGACGCCTACAAGTCGTTGCGGCTGGATTCCAAGACCGTGGCCGAGAACATGCAGAAAGATGCGCAGGGCACCATGCTAGACCTGCTCAAGCGCATTGGTCAGGTGGATGCGGCGAAGCGTCCGGCGGTTCTGTCTGAGCTGTTCGGTACCGAGTCCATCGGGGCCATCACGCCACTGCTGACCAACCTGGAGCTGTTGCGCGGCAACCTGAATAAGGTCGGTGATGCCCAGCAGTTCGCCGGCTCCATGGAGCAGGAATATGCGTCGCGGGCGGCGACCACGGCCAACAACCTGCAACTGCTGCGCAACAGCGTGGCCGGTGTGGCCCGGGAGGTCGGAAACGCTTTGCTGCCGGGCATCAACGCTGTGGTGGAGCAGATTCGGCCGTGGATCTCGCAGGTGGCGCAGCTGGTGCGCAACAACCCGCAACTGGTGCACGGCATCGTGGTGGCCGGCGCGGCCTTCACGGCGCTGCGGGCGGCAGTGTTTGCGGCAACGGTGGCCACCCGGTTGCTGGGGGTGGCCTTCGCGGCTACCCCGATAGGCCTGATCGCAGTAGGTATCGCGGCAGCGGCCGGCCTGATCGTGGCCAACTGGGAAAAGATTGGGCCGTTCTTCTCGGCGCTGTGGGAGCTGATCAAGGCTTATAGCGTGCCGTTCATGGACTTCATGAAAACGCTGCTGGACTGGTCGCCGCTCGGGCTGATCACCCGTAACTGGGAGCCTATCGTGAAATTCTTCAAGGGCCTGTGGGATCGGGTCAGCCCCTATCTGCAGCCGATTCTCAAGCTGTTCGGCGGCGATGAAGGGGGGAGCCTGACTTCCCGCGTGCAGCAGGCAGCGGCAGCGCAGCGTGAGCGTAACGCAGGGGCGGGCGGTGGTACCGGTGCAATGATAATGGCCGGCGCGGGCGTGGTGGCGAGTAATCGCCAGGCCTACAACCAGCAGAAGTTCGGTATCAACCCGGGCGCCCTGCTACAGGCACCGGGCCTCATGCCTGAGCCTGGTTCGCTGTTGCGTCAATCTGCGCCGGGCGGCAAGGCGCAGCTGGATGGTGAGGTGCGCGTGGTGTTCGACGGTGCTCCGGCAGGCATGCGGGTCGAGCGGGCAACCAGTAGCCAGCCCGGCGTTACCGTAACGCCGACGAACGTTGGTCGTCGGACCATGGGGGGTACCAATGAGTGAGTGGCGCGACTTGCGCCGCGAGGCGTCATTTCGCGGCGTGCCATTTTGGGTAGACAGCGACAGTGTGCCGGTTGGCCGGCGCACCCAGCTGCATGAATATCCTAAGCGCGATGAGCCCATGGTAGAGGACATGGGTCGGCAAACCCGGGAGTACAAGTTTGAAGGCTTTGTCGTCGGTAGCGACTTCATTGCCCAGCGTGACCGGCTGGAGGCTGCGCTAGACATTCCGGGGCCGGGCGAGTTGGTGCACCCCTGGTATGGGCGGCTGATGGTGACGGCGGGTAAGTGTGAGGTCTCGCACGCTCGCAGCGAGCTGGGCATGACCCGGTTCACCCTGACGTTCTTTGCTGGCATGTTGACCTTCCCGGTGCAGCGGGTGAACACCCGTCGCCAGTTGGCGGCGCATGTGCCTTCGCTGCTGGAGCGGATCAAGGCGCGTTTTGATGCCGTGATGGCTAAGGTGGACTGGGCTCGGCAGCAGGTCAACAAGGTGCGCCGGGCCATTGCCAGTGCTTATGCCTTCGCCATCAACTTCTTGAAGCCGCTCACCACGCTGGCGGCCGACTTGGGCGCGTTCGTGCAATCAGTGATCAATGCGCCCGGCGCCTTGGCAGCCAGCCTGCTGAGCGATCTGGCAAGCATTGAACGCTGGTTCAGCGGGTACGGTTCCAGCGGCTGGGTGCACTCGTCCAAGAGCAAGGCGCAGGCCATCGTGGCCCTGTCTACCGAGCGGCCGGCAACGGACGATCCCGACATTGCGTTGATCCAATCGGCCGTCATTGGCCTGGTGCAGGATGCGGCCTTGGTTGACCTGCTGTTGGACATGGCGGAAGTACCTGTGGCCAGCGTGCGTACCGTTGATCAGCCGGCTGCCTTGAGCGTTCAGCTTGAGCAGCAGGGGGCGACGATCGAGGCGGGTAGCGCTATGGAATCCGCCGTGCCAGTTGCTGACGACATTCTGGCTGCGCGGGACGCGATCAGTGAGGCGATGTGGGTGGTTGCTGGGGAAAGTGAGCCGGAATACTTCGGCGCGCTCAGTGACGTTCGTTTGGCTTTGGATCGGCACTTGACCGAGGTGGCGCGCAGCGGTGTCTGGCTGCGCCCGTATCAGCCCCGCGTCACGCTGTCCTCGCTGGTGTTGGCTCACCAGCTGTACGGCGACGCCCTGCGCGGCGCTGAAATCGTTTCGCGCAATGCGATTCGCCACCCGGGCTTCGTGCCTGCCATAGATCTGCAAGTCGCCAAGAGTTAAGCCATGGAGCCAGATAACACCGTCACCCTGAGCGCTGGCGGGCACGACTACGCCGGTTGGAAAGACGTGAGCATTAGCGCCGGCCTGGAGCGCCAAGCGCGTGACTTCACGGTTTCGATCACCTGGAAGTGGCCGGGCGGCGGTGATGCGCCGGTGCGCATTCCCCAGGGTGAAGAAGTCGAGGTGCGCATTGGCGATGAGCTGTTGCTGACCGGCTATGTGTTCAGTACGCCAATTCGCTACGACGGCACATCCATCACCCTGAGCATTTCCGGCCGCTCGAAAACCGCTGACCTGGTGGACTGTGCGGCGATCAACTCACCGGGCCAGTGGCGCGGGCAGAGCGTGCAGAAGATCGTCGAGGCCTTGGCCAGTGAATACGGCATCAAGGTGGTCAACGAGGCCGCTGTAACGCTCGGCCTGGATGATCACACCATCGAGCCGGGCGAAACCGCATTCGAGAGTATCGACCGCCTGCTGACGCTTTCCCGGCTGTTCAGTACCGACGACGGCCGTGGCCGTTTGGTGATCGCCACCCCGGGCACGGCCGGGCGTGCGGTCGATGCGCTAGAACTGGGCAAGAACATTTTGACCGGTGACACCTCGCTGGATTTCTCCAACGTGTTTTCCGAGTACATCAGTCGGGGGCAGCGCAGCGGCACGGACGCTTCGTTCGGTCCCGAAGCGTCTGAGGTTGAGGCGCGCATAGATGATGACCGGGTGGCGCGTCGGCGCGTGAAGGTGATCAGCCAGTCGGGGCAGTTAACCGAAAAGATGGCGCGCGACCGCGTGCAGTGGGAGCGAGCCAACGCCCTAAGCAAGGCCATGACGCTGAACTACACCGTGCAGGGTTGGCGGCAGAGCAGTGGCGAGCTGTGGCGGCACAACATGATCGTGCGGGTGATTGACCCGTTGATCGGGCTGGACCGCGACATGCTCATCAGTGAAATCACCTACGAACTGGGCGAGTCGGGCACCTTCACCAAGATGACCGTTGCCCCGCCTGACGGCTTCCTGCCTGAGCCGAACGATGCCTACGAGAGCCGCAAGCTCAAGAAGGGCAAGAGAACAGACAACTTCGAATACCTCATTCCAGCGGACTACAAGCCATGAGAAACCCCTTAGCGAGCGTGCTGGCTCGCGGCGTGGTCGTGCTGGCCAACTCGGCGCGCAAGCTGCAAAGCCTGCAGCTGCGCATCACCGCCGGGGAGGTCAAAGACGACATCGAGCACCTGGAGCAGTACGGCCTCACATCCTGCCCCTTGGACGGCGCCGAAGCCCTGGTAGGTTTTATCGGTGACCGCAGCCACGGCGTGGTGATCATGGTGGCCGACCGGCGTTTTCGCCTGAAGGGTCTCAAACCCGGTGAAGTGGCCCTGTACACCGATGAAGGCGACTACCTGGTGTTCAAACGCGGGCGGGTGCTCGAGGTGGAGACGGTGACGCTCAAGGTGAAAGCCGAAGAGGCGGTGGAGTTCGACACGCCGCTGATCCGCACCACTGGCCGCATCGTGTCGGATGGCGATCAAGTGGCGGCCGGCATCAGCCAGATCGAGCATGTGCATGACAACGTGCTGAACGGACCGGGCAGCACCAATAAACCGGTAGGGGGTGACGGATGACCCGGGAAGACCTGATGCGCCGCGCTGTCACTATCAGCCTTTTCACTTGGCGCCGCGCCGGCGCCGATGACCCGTTAGACGATGACGACCGCAAGGGCTGGTGGGGCGATTCGGTGCCCACGGTGTCCGGCGACCTGATCGGCTCCCGCCTGTGGTTGTTGCAGCGACGGACGATCACAGCGGACACCCTCAAGGACGCGAAGGAATACGCCGAAGAGGCCCTGCGCTGGATGACCGACGACCAGCTTGTGACGAGCGTTACGGTAACGGTTGAGCGACAGGGCAATGACCGGGTGAACATGCTGGTGCGCCTCACCGAGGCCAACGGCGAAACCGTCGACCTTGCCTTTGAAGACACTTGGAGCCTTATCAATGCCGTATGAAATCCCGACACTGCCGGCGCTGATCACGCGTACCGAGGCTGACTTTGAACGCAATGCCCCGGATGCTCTGCGCCGATCCGATGCCAAGGTGGCCGCTCGGGCGCTCAGTGGCGCCGCGTTCCAACTGTTCGGCTACATGCAGTGGATCGCCAGGCAGTCGCACCCGGCGACCTGTGATGAAGACATGCTGCTGTTGTGGGCGGATTGGCGCTTGGAGGAAGGGCGCAAGCCGGCTGTGGCGGCCTCTGGCTATGTCACCGTGACGGGTTCCAGCGGCGCGCTGGCCGACGCAGGTGTGGTGTATCAGTCCAGCGATGGCCGGCGCTACGTGGTCCGTGAGGCCGCCACGCTGGTGGCCGGATCGGCTCAGGTGCTAGTGGCTGCTGAGGCGGCCGGGACGGCGGGCAACATCGAGGCCGGTACGCTGACGGCCGTGGCGCCTGTGCTGGGCGTCAACTCGACCGCCACCATTGGCCCGGCCGGGATCGCTGGAGGAACCGAGCAGGAAAGCATTGACGACCTTCGGGTCAGGGTGCGGGCCGCGTTCAAGAACCCCAGCAAGGTAGGCAACGGTGAAGACTTCGTGGAATGGGCGCTGGAGGTGCCGGGGGTAACCCGCGCGTGGGCGCTGCACCGCTGGATGGGGCCGGGCACCTTCGGCCTAACCTTCGTCTGTGACGGGGATACCGACATTTTTCCCAGCGAAGCTAAGGTGGCAGAGATGCAAGCCTACTTGGAGCGCAAGCGGCCGGTAACCAGCGAAATCTACCCGTTCGCGGCCCAGCGTTTGGCGATCACGCCGCGCATCAAGCTGGTACCCGACACGTCGGCCACCCGCACGGCCGTAGAGAAAGCGCTGACCGCCCTGGTGAACGATGAGGGCGGATCGGGCTCGGTGATCTTACTGACCCATATCAGTGAGGCGATCAGCAACGCGCCCGGCGAGACGGACCACAAGCTGGAATGGCCCACGGCTGACATTGCGGTGGCCAGCAACCAGGTGGCCACGCTGGAGGGCATTCAATGGCTATGACCGAAGACGGCTACCGCGAACAGCTGCGCGGCTTACTGCCGCCGGGGCCTGCCTTCGACCTTGAGCTGCAGCCCGATTGGGCGCAGATCGTGGCTGCCCTGGCGCCCGAGCTGGCCCGTGTGGATCAGACGCTGGACGGCCTGCAGCTGGAACTTAACCCGGCCACGGTCAGCGCCTTGCTGATCGACTGGGAGGATTACTTGGGCTTGCCGGACGCCTGCACGGTGCCGGGCTCGCAAACCGTGGCGCAGCGCCGGCAAGCCGTATTGGACAAGCTGACAGCCTCGGGGGCACCGCAGTTGGAGTATTACCGCAGGTTAGCGGCGCAGGCTGGCGTGACAGTAACGATTGAAGAGTTCCGGCCCGCCCGGGTTGGCTCGACGATGACGGGCGATTTTCTGTATGGCGGCCCGTGGCCGTGGCAGTGGCAGGTGTCGGCGCCCTTGAGCGCCTACGGCACGCCCGAGGCGGCGGCGCTGGACTGCCGCCTGCAGCTGGAGGCGCCCGAGTACACCGATGTGGTGATCAGCTACGGGCGTGAAGAGGTGTACGGCATGGCGGCCGACATTGACCAGTTTCTGGATGTAATTCATTACGTGATGCCGGCCTCGGTGGCCGGCCTTGAGGATTAGTTATGCAGCGGATTTCAAGCTGGACAGACCTGGTGGCTGCGCTGGGGCGTTTCCGTTACGGCACCGTACAGGGTGGCGTAGCGCCTACCCCGCTCAAGGCCGAGTGGCTGAACATGGTGCAGGAGGAAATCGCCAACGTGATCGTGGGCGCCGGCATCGCCCTGGATGAAACCAAAGAAGACCAGTTGAAGCAGGCCATTGAAAAGATGGTCAGCGGCTTCCTGCCGCTTACAGGCGGGACGCTGACGGGGCTTCTCAAGGCCACCAAGGGCGTGCGCAGCGCCAAGGGCCTGCCCACTGCCGGCAACAACAGTTTGGTGGGTTACGGCTTCGGCGGTGATGGCGACACGGGGCTGTACGCCACTGGCGGCACCGACACGGATGGTTCGGCCATTGTGCTGCTGGTCGACGGGGTGGAGGCGGCGCGCTTCAAGAGCGATGGCACGCTGACCATTGGCGGCAGCAACACGCCCTATCACACCGGCAACAAGCCTTCGATGCTGGCCGTGGTGTACCCGGTGGGCTCTGTTTACATGAACGTGACCGATTCGACCAATCCCGGCGTGATTTTCGGCTTTGGGGAATGGCAGGCCTTGGCGCCCGGTCGCATGCTGATTGGCGTGGGCAGCGGCACGGACGCGCGCAACGAGACGAAGGCCTTTGCAGCGGCCGCCAGTGGCGGCGAATACAACCATGTTCTGACCGTTAGTGAAATCCCTGAACACGTCCATTCCATGCCGCAGGGCAGCGTGGCTCCCAGTGGCACAACCGGGCCGACCTACGCATCGGGTGACGATGTGACGCAATCCACCATCGGCACCAACGTGCCCGACACCGGAAAGGCCGGCGGCGGCGGTGCGCACAACAACTTGCCGCCTTACTTGGCGGTGTTCATGTGGAAGCGCACCGCCTGATCCACCCAACGAATTTGCAAACCCGCTCCCGAAAGGCTGCGGGTTTTTTTATGCCTGGAGTTCAAGATGGCAACAGTTGAATCGCTGCAAGGCTACACGGGGCAAATCTCCGAAATTGCGGCACAGGTCCGCGCAGCGGCCAATATCCAGCACCAGGTGGTGCATGGCGGTCCGACTCTGGACGTACTGACCGAAGGTGGCTTGGTCCCTTCGCTGGCCAGGCAGGCCGTGCTGGCTCAGGACAAGGTGAACCTTGCTCTGGAAAACGTCGCGGTCCAGCTGGCCGGCGCCATGGTCTATTCAACGGTGGCGCTTGGGTTGGCCGCTACGGTCAACGGCGCCTATTTCAGTGTGGTGTCAGCAAATGCCAGCGAGTACGTCACGCTGTACCGCAATGAGTCGGGTGTGGCGGCGCCAAAGAAGGTTTACCCCAGCGCCTTGATTGACGCCCTCACGGTTAACCGCAGCAAGGGCTACCCGCTGCAGTCGAAGACCAGGGCGGGCGTTACCAGCGCAGAAAGCTCGGCGTGGAACGCGTTCCTGCTGAATATCAAGGTGGTCAATGCTCGCCCAAGTGAGTACTACCAGGTCGCATATCAGGCGAACGAAGCGAGCGGCAACGGCTTCAAGTGGATGATCAAGAAGTTCGACTCTGCGACCTATGAGTCCACGGGAGCCGGCGAGGTTACGCTTGTGGCGCTGAGCGATAGCCAGCCTCAGTTCATCAGGGCAGGCGGCGTGCAGACGGTTGTGCTCGTCCCGGCTCAGCGCCCAGAAATGCAGTTCCGCATCACCGTAGATCCTACGGGCCTCCCACCAGCCGGCACTCCGATCAATTCGAACTCTGCGTCGGGCTTTGCAGCTTGGTCCTGGATCATTGATGAGAGCTGCTACAGCTATGCCTCCGAGTACAAGTCGCCTCAGGTGGATACTCTTTCATTGAACGCAGGAAAAGTGTTTCCCTTGAACGCGTTGGTTCCTAGGGCGGGAGTGATCAACAACGACTATCAGCCATTCCGAGATCTCTTCCTCGATATCGAAGTTTCTGGGGTCGAGGCAGGAAAGCTTTACCGCGTGGCATATGTCGCTTCAACCGCTGTCACTCCAGTGGATGCATCAAAAGCAAATATTGGTTTCCGCATTGAAGAGTTCGATAAGGCGACCTACGAGTCGAGCGGGACGCCGGTAAACATCCAGAACTTCACCATCCCTGTTGGCGTTGTGAGTCGAACTGGAGGTGCGCAGACACTAACTTTCACGCCTGCCTCGCGCTCAGGCATGAAGATAAAAATAACCCTGGATGGCTCCAAAATTCCTGCTGATGGCCAGGTCTACCAGTCGGTGAACGTAGGGTTCCCAGGGCGCAATTGGATCATTGATGAGAGCCGTTACAAGCAGCCGGCCGCGTCCCTGCCAGCCGGCGACGTTCAAAAGATGGGCGCCTACTTCACGTACGATCCGGCCCTGAAGAAGCTGACTTACGCATACTTGTCCGGATCCTACGCGTATCGAGTGACGATCACTCCAGGAGCAGTAAACCAGCTTCCGGATTTCAATACGATCGAGCGAGGCCCTCGGGTAACAGATCTGTCGCAAGCAGTCTGGTCTGGTATCCCGGGAGCAATAAACATTCAGACCGATTACCTTCCTCCGGTCCAAGTCGCAGCAGTAAATGACGGTGACGGTGCAGCCAGGATCTACACGGGGGGCGCGCATGGAGCAGGGACTGATGGAAGCATCCCGACCGCCAGGAATGCCATGTTTTCGGTGTTCGTGGACGGCCAGCTTCTTGAAGTTGCCGCTTCAGGATATGCAGAAAGCGTGGAGGTCATGATCTTGAACGAGATCATGGCCTACAACACGGTGAGTGCTGGTCGTTACGTTCTCCAGCAGATTCTGGGGTTAGAGTGCTCGGGTCGTGGATCGCAGATCAGCGCTGAGTATGCCGCTCTTGAGGACGCCAGAATCTACATCGACAACGGCCCTCAGCACTACTTTGGTGGGTTCGAAGCCACTCAGATGATCCCCGATTCAGAGGTGTCCGCTCGGATTGATCTCAGCACATCACAAGGAAGTGGTGCCAGATCTGCCTATCCAAAAGCGTGGTTGCTGCTCACCAAGTCAGCCTATGGGACGATGGCCTCATGGGTTGATCGATCGTATGAGGCAGGTGATGGCAGATACGTCGCCGAAACCTCGCCATTTATTCGTGCCCCTGGGCCCGACAGGGCCAAGTTCTATCACGCGATCGTTGCTGCCATGACTGCGAACCTGGCAGCAGGGCAAAGCTACAAGTGGCGAGGCGGCTTTCATTTCTTTTCAGATACTGCTCAGACCGGGTTTGACACCAAGGCGGCGCTGCAGGTGGGGCGTAGAAAAATCGTGACAGTCACCAGCTCCGGAGTTAGTCGGGCGGTTTGAAGTTGGGCTGGCGCTGGATTCTGGCGGTGCGCATGGATGATAATGTGCCATCAAAGGCCGGCGTCAGGCCTTGAAACACAATAGGGCAGTAATGTCGGACCTTAAATTGAAACGGATATTCACTAGGAAAACCATCTTCCTGGCGGCGGCTGTCATATCGGTGCTAGCTGCCGTATGGCTTGTAGTCGGCCGACATCAAGATACGGTCTACTACGAGTACGACGCGACCACCAAACGTGTCTCATACTCGTATTTTTCCGATGGTGATGCATTCAAGGTGACCATTGGACCTAATGGTCACAACGAGCTTCCAAACATAATTAGCATCCAGAAGGCGGAAAAGCCTGTGGATCTAGCGTCGGCCTCTTGGAAGCTGCTTAGCAGTGCCAGGACAGACTATCTACCGCCAATGGTTTTCATGGCCGCTAAAGATGGCGATGGCTCCCGTGCATTTTATACGGGTGGCGCCCATGGCGGTGATGGTGGTGGTGGAGGTCCGATGACCGCGCGCAACACAATGTGGTCAGTTGCCGTAAATGGCAAAAAAGTTGATTCTAGCGTTTCGGGCTATGCCAACTTTGTACAGGCTACGATTGTAAATGAGCTGATGCCATACAATGCTGTGGCTGCTGGTCGTTATGGTGTTCGGCAGAAGTTCGAATTGAATATGTCTGACAGCGGACTTGAGGTTACAGCAGATGTTAATGCGCTAGAGGATGTCGTGGTTGTAATCGATAATGGTCCGCAGGCTTACTTCGGTGGATTTACCGAAACGCAACTTTTGGCAGACTCAGCGAGTGCTACCCGGTCAGCACTGGATCCGACGGCAACGAGCGGTAGGCGTGATCAGAACAGCGAAGCATGGCTGCTTCTGATGAAGTCAAAAAACGGCACCATGGCCTGCTGGGTTGATCGCAGTTATGAAGCTGGAGATGGTCGCTACGTTGCGCCGACATCGCCGTACATACGCGGCGGCGGCAAGGGGCGAGCAAAATTTTATAACGCGATAGTTGCCGCCACAAAAACTCACCTAGTCGCTGGTCAGGGTTACAGATGGCGAGGTGGTTATCACTTTTTCAGTGACACCGGTGGCACTGACTACGACACCAAAACCAGGCTGACTATCGGCGGAGTGAGGCGGGACGTGGTTGTCGGCGTAGATGGGGTAAGCCTCATCAGGTAAATGCATACCATCGCTTGAATGAGCAGATGTCGTTATAATGACTAATCGCCACTACGCTTGATGGATCTACCGATGCGCTTTACTGTACTGTCTCTCTACTTGGCTGCTCTTGCTGGATGTGAGGGATCGGTAACGGAGTACCCTGAATTTCAGCGTTACGGCACGCAGCTAGCAGAAATGCGCTCAGCGCTGGACGATCCGCTAGTACAATTTGTGGGTATTGCTGGCGTGGGCGACTCCATCATGTGGGGGCGCACCCTTCCAGAGAACTCGCCGGTGACGCCAAGGACGCGGTTCCTGGACACCGCACGTGACAATTCCGATTCGCCAAGTTTCTGGAATGGATTCAGGAAGCACATTGGCGAAAAGTACATGCCAGGGGTTGATCCGGTGCTTGGCAACTGGGCCGCATCTCCGTCTGGTGAGTCGGTCGTAACCTACACCAGGCAAGTACAGGTTTTCCCGGACGGGCAAGCGTTCTCGACCAGCCATGTCGGACACGGGCAAAGCCTCGAGGTCCTGAATCGCAAGGACTCGGCGACAGGCCGGGTTCTCGTGCTTCGAGACGATGAGGGTGATGGCCAGGCTTCCCAATCGGTGTCGTTCAAGTTCACCGGCAGCGAGCTGGCTGTCCTCTATCGAAAAGGCTCGCCTGAAGATTTCAGTCGCTACGACTTGATTGTTGACGGTCAGAACTTGGGTACCTTCTCGGCAGGGGCGGATGACGCCGATACGACAGATAGCCAAGCACGTATCGATCATAAATTCAGCTATGTCCGTGACAAGGTCGTAGAGATCCGCACAAACTCGACCGGGCTCCCTGGCCGGCGGGTATTGGCTATCGAAGGGCTAGATATCCCGAAGACCATTCGGTTAACCAATCAGGGCGTTATTGGCCAAACCGCGAAAACCTACAACCTATACAACCTTTCGGGTAGGTATGGCCAAGCTGCGGTAACCGCTCAAGACCAGTTTGTCATAGCCCAATTCGGCACGAACGACCGTGGCGAGAAAGGCACGGTCTCTGGCGATGGCAACTTCGACAGAAACTTGCAGGCGTTGGTTGATCGACTAGCCCCCCAGGCGAACGTGATTCTGATGGTAGCCGGACCGATTCTGGAGGGTGGTAAAGCCGATACCCGCACAGCCATGACGATGCAAGAGGTGCGTGGAGTTGTGGATGCGGTGGCCAAGCGCAATAAGATCGACTTCATCGATAACCTGACCCCCTTTGACGGCACAGATGCCAGCAAGGTGGTGGATGGCTTCGCTCATCCCAATGAACGGGGGCACGCGATAATGGCCCGAAATATCATAGGTGCACTTGAATCGAAGTGACCTCCTAATCTCTTCCCAGCCCGCCCAGTGCGGGCTTTTTTGTGCCTGGAGAAAGCCAATGGCAACACCACGCGGTGTACGCAACAACAACCCCGGCAATATCGATTTCAACCCACGGAACGCCTGGCAGGGCCAGCTTGGCATTGAGGTGGGCGTGGGCAAGCCGCGCTTTGCCCGTTTCGACCAAGCCGAGAACGGTATCCGCGCCCTAGGCAAGCTGCTGCTGAACTACCGGGGCAAGGACGGCATGCCTGGGGTCGGCCGTCCCGGCATCGACACCCCGCTGGAGTTCATCAGCCGGTGGGCGCCGGCCAGCGAGAACAACACCCTGGCTTATGCCCAAGCCATCGCCAAGCGCTTGGGCGTAGGCGTGCGCGACTCCATCGACATCTCCAAGCCGCAGGTGCTGCGCGAAGCCGTGGTCGGCATCATCGTCCACGAGAACGGCGGCAACCCGTACAAGGCCGAAGTGATCGACGAGGGCGTGCGGAGGGCTCTGGCATGACAATCAAGACGATTGGTCGCTGCCTGGGGCGGGCAGAAGACGGATCGCTGTGGTTCTTCTGCAATGGCTGCAAACTCCCGCATAGCCTGAATGTTGGCGCCGGCACCGGCCCACGGTGGGGGTACAACGAGAATGCTGATGCGCCGACCTTCACTCCCTCTGTGCTGTCCCGGTACCGCATGGGTAATAAAGAAACGGTGTGCCACTCCTTCGTGACCGACGGGCGCATCCAGTATCTCACCGACTGCCCCCACGACCTGGCCGGCCAAACGGTAGATCTTCCAGAGTGGGAGGCGGCATGGCACAGCTGGTAGCAAAATTCTCGGTCCCGCTGCGCTTGCTAGCGGCGCTGCTGGTGCTCGCATCCTACTGGGGGGCGTACCAGCATGGTCGGTCGGTTGAGCGCGCTGGGGCTGGCCAGGCATCGGCGGAACGAGATAGCGGTGACCGGCTGGCCGAGTTGATCGGCGAGCGCGATGCCCGTCAGGAAGAACAACGACGCGTCACGGCGCAGGAGGAGGCGAGAGCCCATGCCCAGGAAGAACGAACG